TGTTCAACCAATCCGCAGGGACCGGTGTCGCATAGTCAACAAATGTCATATTAGTGGCCACTATTAATCCCCTTGGTTTTTTCAACGGTGCGCATTGCACCAAGACCCAACATACCGCCCAGCATCGTGATCAACGTTCCAACGTCTGCTGTCGGGGGGACCGGCCAGTGTTGCATTTCGGATAGCCAAGCCAACATTGGCAAGCCAAATACCTGATACAAGAGACCGACACCACAAATCCAACCCACAAAAGGCCGCCAACCAGCAACAAAAATACTAGTGCTAGCTGCTTCAACCTTGTTAGTGTCCGTTTGAGCTTGGATTTCAGCAATCTGGGCCTCCAGTTCTTTAAACTCAGTTTGCTGTTGCAGCTGTGCCATTTGGTACGCTGCTTGGGCTTTTTGTGCAGGATCTGGGATAAATTTATTAATAATATCCAGTCCTGCTCCAATAATGTCGTCAAGTCCGAACATGATTAACCTTTATGAAAGAATTTCCAGCCGCTCAGAAAGATACCAACACAAGATATAAGAAACCAGATAGCACCTATAAAGCCTTGATATTTGTTCATTCGAGCATCAATACTTTGTACGTGACTCAGGATCTTTTCCTGGGTCTCGTCCCCGATTCGGCGTGCTTCTTCGAGTGCGATGACACGCTCTAACAGTTCGTTATTCATTTTATACCAGCGTTAAATAATCACCCGACACCAACAGCAACTGCGGACCACTCAATAGGTTCAACGTATTAACCGGAGGTTCGTCGGGAATCTCAACTGGAGTAACTGGTAAACCGTTCGGGAAACCAAGATTTGGTCGCATACACCCAGCGACAGCGTAGCTTGGTACTCCACTAGATCCTTCTTGATTGCAGTAAGGGTAGACCGGATATGTTGGCCCATCAAATTGATTAAAACTTGTGTCGGAGGTGAACGGAACAGAGATTCGTTCCGCTCGTGCCCGCAGAAAATCCATTGGGTGCCGATTTTCGTAATCGTCCGGGCACACCAACAAACCGTCCCAGCGTTTGAGCATTTGTCCACTTTTGATCTTACGATTGCAGACCATACAGTAGACATTCCACTCACCAGATTTGAAATAGTTACGTGGCATTAGCGCACCCGTCTTGCTCGAATTCGACCAGCACCGGTACAAGTGCTAACGCTAAAGCCCACCTGGCCGACTAAGAATACTTGGGTGCTACCGGCCACTGAAACCCGAATTGACGGTATTGCTGAACTCTGTTGGGCACCAGTTACAAAAGTCGCTTGGTTCACAAAAACATCCGGAGCTACCGGAAGAGTCGCCGAAGTCAACGATAAACCACCGGCCACCAGATTAACAATCGTGGTTGCCGCCGGACTTGCAGTGAATGAACCTGTTACTTCCCAATCACCAGCCGTCAACGTGACGGAGGTAATGTTTGTCGCAACATTGTTGGTCAGTGCAATCGCGGAACCCGCACCCGTCATATATTCACCAACGGCACCAGCATTCGCATTGTTGTTCGTGGTCGTACCTGTAATACCGATGGTTTGACTTGGAACAATTGCGCCAGTAAAGGTCGCGCCGGTCGTTTGAGCCGGGCTCGGCAGATTGGCACTATCCCACGGCGTTGCGCCGTTGAAGGTCGGGCGAACGGTGAAGCTGGCGGCGCCCGTGCCGCTTGCGAAGCTGACGGGTCGGTCGGTTAGGGTTCCTCCGACATAACGAAAGAGCGCGAACGTGTTCGCGGTATTGTCACTGACGAGCGCCCACGCATTGACCGCGTTCGATTGCAGTTGAACGCGAGGCGTGCCGGTTCCCGACGTATCGTTCACGACGAATTGTGGCGAACCACTTGCCGAAATGGTCTGATTGCCCGTGAACGTATTCGCCCCGGTCGACGCCGCGCCGAGGTTCGTGCGGGCTGTTGCTGCGCTCGCCGCACCTGTACCACCATTAGCGACTGGCACCGTACCACCAGTGATGCTGGTCCACGAGAGAGTTGTGAAGCTGGCAGGACCCGGGGTCAAGCCACCAATACTGATATTATCTGCACTACCGCCAGCAATTGTCGGACTTGCGATCTGTGCGTTCGAAAACGTACCGCCCGAATAACTACCACCAGTTACTACCGGGGTTGTCAAATGAGCGCTAGTAAACAAGACAGACAAAGGCAACCCGGTATCGGTGTTGCCTCCAGTTACTGCATAAAGAATAGACGAAGTGTTGGCCGAGCCAGTTTGTTGCGTTAATTGAAGAACATTCTGACCCATAGTTTATTAACCTTGTCCCGAGGATTGGAGTAGCGTCAGCGTTACCGAACCAGTAGAGGCCGTAACGTTGAGTCGCATTGCCGAGCACGGAATCGTAAGATTGCCCGCTTGGTTTGCCGTAGCCCCGGTAAACGGAGACGGTACATTAAACCACGTCGGCGTAATTGCTGAGTTGTAAATGTCATCTAGTGTGAACTGAACGTTGTATGTTGCCGTAGCAGATACAACCGCCTCAATCCCCACATTAAAAAATTGTGCCCGGTGATCCATCGGAATTACCGGTGAATTACCCGTGCCTGTTACTGTAGTGACCACGCGCCGCATAAGATTCTCCAGAAAGAAAGCCCCCGAAGGGGCCTTCGTTTAGCGAGTGTATTCGACGAGAACGTAGAACGGACCACCCGTGGTGGAAGCCGTACCAGTTTCGGCGTACTGCGCATAGATGTAGATGTCACCCGAGGTTTGAACTGCCGGTGGGCGTTCCAGATTGAACACACCCGTAACAGTATTGACCGTCGAGTTCATCAGATAGGTACCTGCTGCCGTTACCGACTGCGAACCAAACGCGAACGTTGCACCACCGGGACCCACACCTTTACCCGACAGGGTAACAGTGGCTGTGGTACCAGCATTCGAAGCCGTTTGGATATAGAAGCGGAAACCAAGGATGGTAGCGTCCGCAGGGAGCACTGCCTTCTTGATGTTCGCTGCCGTATCCGTGCGAAGCACTTGGAACGGAACGATTGCATATTCTTTACGAACCGGGTTCAGAGCGTCGGGGTAGGCAGGGTTCAGCGGGACCAAATCAGTTGCTTGATAACCCATATTACTCTCCTAAAGAGGCCCCCGAAGGGGCCATTTCGTTAAACGCCTTGCGAACCGTAGATGCAGCGCGGATCGGTCCAGCCGAAGCTGTAGCGCGACGTTGCCTTGAAGCGGGCGTTTTCGGTATCGAAATCGTTATCCATTTCGAACTCATCGCCACGACGTTCAAACATCTTCAGACCGTTCTTCACGTCCGTGCGGATGAACCATGCAAGCGGGTTAGTGAAGTAGTGGTTCAGGACGATGCCACCCGGGAACCGACCGGTTTGACGCAGTGCGTTGATGTCGTTGTTATCCGTGCCAACACGACGTTCCGTCTTCAGGATACGTTCTGCTTCGAACTCCAGCTGAATCGGGAGAATCAGCTTTTCCGGACGAACCGCGATACGGAGACCACGGTCGTTGGTGAAGTTAGCAATGTCGATACACGCTTGCTCAAGAGCCGCTTCCGACAAGTCGGCAGGGGTAGAGAGGGTGTTCGACCACGTACCACCAGCGAAGTTCGGGTGTGCCGAGTTGATCATGGACACGCCATCACCACCGACATACGACGAGTTGAACGCACGGTTGTACACGTTAGCACCAACCACTTCTTTCGTTTGGCGAACCGAGAAAGCAAGACCTTGGGCACGACGTTGACCAACCACGTCATACTGATCATCTTCCATGATTTCACGCGTGATCTGGAAGCCAATGGCGTACACGATGTGCGTATAGCGAGTCGTGAACGTCTGGTTTTCCGAGTCATACGTGATCGGCGAACCTTCCGGCTTCACCGAAGCCAGACCGAACGAGGTGATACCAACATCTTCTTCATATTGCTTACGCGACGTGAAGCTGTCGAACAGCTTGTTCCACTCGACCGGATACTCATCGTACGCTTTACCGTACCATGCGTTTACGCCGGGCCAGAGGGCTTTCGCAAAGCTGGAACTATTGATAATACCAGGCATTTAAACCTCCTTATACACCAGCAGTGCCGGTACCGCCCGACAGCTGATGGTTGTTAATCAACACGAGAATTTTCACATTCGTCGAGGTGATATCGTTGTCAACCTTCTGTACCGCACCGTGAATCTTCAGCGGCAGAGTGGCGGTCGTAGCGACCGTCGTGCTATCCGCTTGTTCACCGGAGAAGCCAGTAACCGTCGAACCACCGCCGTCAACCACGTTGACGTTCTTGTTGAACGTTGAACGAGGTAGCGGCGATGACGCCGTTGTACTGCACTTCATAAATAACATCAGGCTGGTCAGCAACCAGAACATACATTGCCGTAGAAGCCAGACGATATTGCGGGCTGTTGAGGTTCAGGGGGTTAATCATGAAACCGACAGCAACACCAACTGCTGCGGTATCAGTGCCTGCTACAAACTTAGTAATACCCGGAACACCACCAACCGTCGAGTTGAAACCACCCAGAAGCACTTGGCCTTGGGTATCCGACACGGCAGCCAGTTTAACCAAGTCACCGTTGAAAATCGCCGTGGCATCAGATGCCGAGGCAAAATAACGGGTCACTTGGCCGTTCCACGGGGAACCGTCTTGGTGAAGCACCGGACGGAAACCGTTTACACGACTTACGTTAGCCATTTAAAACTCCATAAAAGTTGTGATGGCTAACCCTGTTTTATTTCCGACCAGAGCGATCGATTTTGACCGAGCCATATCCGCCATCATTAGAATTAGGCTGGAGGGCTTCTTCAGTAGCATCTACTTCGGCATTATACTCAGCCATGAAATCATCAAACCATTCCTTCTTGATCTTCATGACATAAGCTTTCATACCAGTGCTACCATCAACAATGGCGTAGGCCAAAGAACCAAGTTCGGTCGAATCCTCGACACGGAAGTTCCCTGTATCTACTTCATCGTTGGTGCAGAGCTCCCAACCACTGTGTTTAAACATTGCAATCCGGCCCGGAGTGTCATTGACATACCGATATTGATAACTCGGGTCTTTACCGATCAGGGCCAATTTGGGACGCATAGCTACAGAGATACGCGTCGGGCGAACACTCGTTGCCTCTACTTCAGGACTATTGGATGTATTTCTACGGGTCATTTTCGTATCCTCTCTGGATTAGTTTTTCTCTTTGATCGCTTTCAGTTGGGCAATGTATTCCTCTTTCGTGAGGACCTTTTGCCGAACTAGCGTTTCCATGACTGATCTTTCAGTGTCCGT